CAGAGACACTTTTATATTAGGATAATATAATTGGTAAAATACGGTGCAGAGACCGATTTTACTAACATTTCGTACTTTGTTTAAGTGCTTTGCAAATCATATCCTGAGTGATTTGCTCATATATATTAGGACTTCCTTTATTAATTAGCAAAGAAGTAAAACCTGCAAATTGTCCCAATGATATTACAAGCTTTTAGAGATTTAGAGATTATGTCTTCGAGCGTTCAACAATCATTGTCTAGTCCTCAAGGGACCAACCCAATCATGGGTCGCCAGGGCAAACCGGAAAAACCCGCCTGTGGAAAAATGATTTTACCTCCGTGTAAAGATAACCGATGTGTTTTCGAGTGCATTTATTGCTCGAAAAGAGTCGTACCTTCGCCTTACGATCATTCGAATCGTAGGGCTGAAACTTTTGATGGATGGTGTGAGGAACGCTTTTTAGTGTCTCCCCCCTCTTCTCCAGATAAACAAAATAAAACAAAAAAATATAAAAGCACATAGTGCAATAAAACGAAATAAAAATACTATAATATTTCCCGCTCAATCGGGATTTTTGCCCGCCGGATTATTACAGCGATGCAAGGATCTTATAGCAGGGGATTCGTCCACTTATGAACCTATCGCTGAGTATGTGGAAATTTGTTGGCTACTCTATGCTGACATTCAAAGTGCTTCTGACGGCAACGCAAAGATTCGTGCTTTTGCACATGCAATCAAGCACATTTTTAAAAAGTCTATCTTCAGTTTGGCTAATGAGGGATTGATTCATGTAGCTAATATATGCATGAATTCTTACTCTAATGTGTCCGATGTCGTGCCTTTGCAAGGAGCAACTGAAGACACTATTGACATCTTGTTGAGCGGCATAGAGCGTACTGAGAGAAGTCAAATTTTGGCTCAATTCGGTCGCTTGCTTGGCTATGTACTCAGTTTTGCTGCTTTTAAGGAATATAATATTGATCCTACTACTAACGTAAAACGTTTTAAAGACTTTTCTCACATTCTTGAGACAAAGCCCCTTACTTTTACTGTTGGTCTTTTGCGTACCTTTTTAGAAACAATCAAAGTCACACTCACTAATTTAAAGAAGTTTTGGTTAACGGGTGATGCTTCTGATTTGATATTTACAGAAGATCGCATCACTAGGTGGAATAACTTGTATACCAAGTTGAAGAACGATTATATAGTTTTGTCCAATCCGGAACCCTTCGGGGTCACTGTTGAAGTTTTCGAAAAGGAGATTCTCTCTTGCATTGAGGAAGGCAAGTTTTTATCAAAAAACAAGCATTTTCTAACATCCTTTGAGATGAGTCTCTTTGAGCGTCGTTTTCAAGAGATACAAACATTGGAGCGGGATTTTAAACTTGTGCAGCTAGCTCAAGGTAAAAGGGATCCTCCACTTGCATTGTTGATAAATGGCCCATCGTCTGTTGGCAAATCGTCTATCATGCACATGCTATTTGCTCATTTTGCTAAGGTTAGTTCCAGTTTGGGTCGTGCCTTAGATATGAATGAATCATACATGTACACGCGTAGCGTTGCTGATGAATATTGGAGTGGTTTTAATTCCTATCAGTGGTGTATTGTTTTGGATGATGTAGCAGTTGCATTGCCCTCAAAAGCTATGCAGGATCCCACTTTAGATGAGATTATACGGATAGTTAACCCCATGCCTTGGACTCCTCCTCAGGCTGAGCTAGAACGCAAGGGTCGCTATCCGGTTTGTCCAAAGTTGTTTTTAGCCTCAACCAATGTGAAGGATTTAAACGCTTCTATGTGGTTCTCTGTGCCAATAGCAGTGCAACGACGTTTTCCTTATGTGATTACTGTTGCACCGAAAGCGGAGTATACTAAAACCAGTTTATATAACACTAATCCTATGTTGGATACCACCAATCTCCCTGGTGGTGATGGTTTTTATGATGATTATTGGTGTTTCACTGTGGAACGAACTGTTCCAGGACCACGTGTTGGTGCTGCCGCCCATAGGGTGGCCGCCGCTTTTGAAACGGTTCTTGTGACTGACAAGGTTTCAGAATTTATGCAGTGGTATGGTTTGGCGATCAAGCAATATTACGCCGACGTATCTACTATGCGTAGTGCTATTTCTTCATATGCTAATGTGGAGATTTGCACCAATTGTTATAGCGATCGTCGCAATTGTTTTGCTACGTGCACTATACCTGCAGCACCACCAGCACCTCCAGTAGTTTTTCAGTATTCAGTTATGGAGCGTCGGCGTCAAGATGCTATAGTTCCAGCTGATCAAACGATTAGTGTCAATACTGGCTGGATAGCTCTATTGTGGGGCTGGTTTATTATAGCTGTATGGAATAGTTTGCGCAGCTGTGGCAATCTAGCCAAAACGTATAAAGTTCCAGTGATACCGTGGCTCTGTTTTAGGATGAGTGATGCCATTGCCAATTTTATTTTCAGCGCCGCTGCTAGACGAATGCATAGTTTCTTCTATCCAATTGGTACTGTCAAAAGAATAGCGAAATTGTTTGTTGGAATCGCGATAGTTGCTTTGATTTATAGATTGAGTAAGAGTGCGCTGTTCCCAAATGGCTTTCTTGGAAGGAAGAAAAGGAAGAAGAAGAAGAGTAAAACAGCTGCTCCTATTTCAGATGATGCTATTGAAGCGCGTGACTCGGGAAAAGATGGAGATTTCCCTGTTTCCACTGACTCGGCTTTTCCCGTTATGGGAGGCGTCTTCTCTTCTAATGTTCCAAAACCTCATAAGGAGCGTTCCAATATTTGGACCTGGAAAGAAAGACCAGTTTTAAGCAATATTGACTTAACACCCGCGATTATTTCGCGAGGTGCTTTGTCGGTTGATGAACAGCTGGATCTTTTCTCCCGTAACTGTTTCTTTATGACTGTGCAAGGGGGTGCAAGTCCTATTTGTTTCGGTCGTATATTAGCTATTGGAGGGCAGTTGTACTTGACCAATGCACACTTTTTCCAGCGTCGACCTAACTCAATGTTTCTATCAAAATGTTCTCCTGAATCAGCTGTTGGTGCACGTCGCACTATTACATTAAATTACGGAGTTAATGTGTTTTTGGATGAAGTTAATGATATAGCTATCGTGCGCGTCGTTGATTTGCCCAGTAACCGTTCCCTTTTGGATTATATGTTTCCAGAAGATAACCCACGTCCTGAATTTAATGGACGGCGTCTAACGCGACAACAGGATGGGTCAATGTTAGTTTCCGACGTCAATTGCAATACCGTTGGTACCGATGTTATGGTTACGCGTTATGGAGACGAACTTATGTTGCCTACATATCGTGGGACATCTAAAGACAGAGCTGTAGATGGTGATTGCGGTTCTCCTTTAGTTGCTATTTTCAACGGTCGGTGTGTGCTTGCTGGGCTTCACGTTGGTTGCATTGACCACCCTGAGATACGTGATAGATATAGATTGCTATCTAGAAGAATTGATAGGCAATTAATTAGCAAATTACTTTCCCATTTTCCTGCCCAATCAAGAATTTTACCAAGTGTGCCTCTCATGACTTCAAGTAAAACAGGCGATGTACCCGTTACTGCTCTACACTTTAAGAGTCCTTTCGGGTACTTGCAGAGCACAGGTAGTATGGAGGTTTTTGGTTCCATTCCCTGGCGGGAAGGGACTCGTAGCCATGTCATTAAAACTTTGCTGTGTGACGAATTTGTTGCGGCTACTCGAGATCACGGAGAGTTTGCCATACTTGACAAAATGCATCCACCTATTGTGAAGGGATATGAGCCGAAGCATCAATCCTTACAGCATATGATACAAACTAGTGAGAATGTTGACTACGCTGTTTTGGAAAAGTGCAAAAAAAGTTTTTTGGCGGATATTTTCCGGGTTTTGCCTCCTGAGGAGTTAAGTCTTATTAAACCTTTGGACATGGACTCATGTGTCAATGGCGTTGACGGTATAGCTTATATTGATGCTATGAAGCGCAGCACCTCTGCGGGCTTTCCGTGGCGTGAAACTAAGTTGAAGCACTTAAGGTTTACAAAAGATGAGGCTGGTAATGTGACTGATAAAGTCGAAGTTACGGAAGAAATAGCTTCTCGAGTTAATCTTATTTTAGAGCGTTACCAGCGTGGTGAGCAGTATCATCCAATTTTTAGCGCTAGCTTTAAAGATGAACCTGTTTCACTGCAGAAGAGGAAAGCTGCTAAAACTAGAGTTTTTTGTGCTGCGCCTATGGATTTCACTATAGTGGTTCGCAAGTTTTTGCTCCCGGTTATACGTGTTATTCAAAGAAATTCGGCTGTGTTTGAGACTGCTGTTGGTGTTCAAGCTCAGAGTAAAGAGTGGGAAATTAAATATAGATTAATCACTAAGTTTGGTGCTTCTCGCATTGTAGCTGGCGATTACTCTAAATTTGATAAGAAGATGTCACCTAGTTTTACTCTAGCTGCTTTCGACATATTGCGTGAAATGTGCAAAAGAGCAAACTATAACTCAGAAGAACTCTTGGCCGTTGATTGTATAGCCCAAGATATATGTTTTCCAACCACCGATTTCTTTGGAGATCTGGTGCGTTTTAATGGAACTAATCCTAGTGGTCATCCTTTAACGGTTATTATAAATTCACTCGTTAACTCGTTATACATGCGTTATGCCTATTATCGACTCAATCCTATGAACAGTGTTGACACTTTTCAGGATCATGTTTCTTTAGTAACTTATGGTGATGATAATATAATGAGTGTGCACGAAAGTGCCTCATTCTTTAATCATACGAGCGTACAAGAGGCTTTACAAACCATTGGTGTTGAATACACAATGCCCAATAAAGAGCAGCACTCTTTGCCATTTGTTTCAATTTCTGATGTCACGTTTTTGAAACGCAGCTTTCGTTACGATGAAATTTTGAAAAGTGTTGTTGGACCTCTTGAGCATGATTCTATTAGCAAAATGCTTACTAGTTGTGTTGCTTCTAAAGCTTTCACTGCTGAGCAGCACATGTTGAGTGCAGTGCGTTCAGCTATGGATGAATATTTTTGGTATGGACAAACTATATTCGAGGATAGACGTAAGGTTTTCCATAGTGTTCTGCTCGATAATGGGCTTTACGAATTTGCAGAGAACCAATCTCCCTTACCGACCTGGCGTGAGCTGCTAGAGCGTTATAAAGTGGCGTCTGAGCCTTTTGAAACAGATGATTTATTCGCTACTAAGAATGCGGATGTAATCGCGTTTCATTAGCGCTATGGCGTTCAGCTTGGGCTTTTAAATGTTGTGCCCGTGGAGACAAACCAAAACAACATTCGTCGATTAAGTGCGGCGTAGTACTCGGGTTGGCGAGGAGAACGCGACAGTTAATTATCGATGAGAGACACAGGCTACTTTATGGGCCTACTGATCATGTGTGGTGTCTTTAAATAATAAGGCTATGATCAATTCCAACACATTTGGCAGTGTTTTGAACACCACTGCCATCTCTAAACAATGTTCATCTACAATTTCTTCTACTATGGGGTCAGAATCCTCCCCTTTAAACGGATCAACTATTGATGTTCCAATGAATAGTGGCGTTCCTCAAACTGAGCATATTGCCTCTATGGGTCATCAGATTCAAACTACACAATTTGACAATGCGTCAGAGAGTTTGAGTACACAGCCTTCTATGGCTGATCCAACTTTTAAGATGGATAAAATAGACACTGGGCAACTCAGCGATTTTTTGTCCCGCCCTACTTTAGTGCAATCCGTTAGTTGGTTACAAGGCACACCTTTTGGGTCCTTTAATTTACCTGTTTGGACTTTCTTTTTCCAGTCTCCTTCTATCAAGAGGAAGATTGAAAATTATTCGTTCTTCCAGGGTGAAATACATATCAAACTAATGGTTAATTCTTCTCCATTTAATTATGGAGCTATGATAGCAGCTTACGAACCCCTTGTTAATCACGGATACAATGTGGGTGCGGCTGCTAATATTACAGCTAATAGAATTTGTGAGTATTCACAATTTCCTCACGTTTGGATCTTGCCAGCTTCAAATCAGGGCGGGGAAATTGTTTTCCCTTTCTTTTATGATCTCGATTGGCTTGATTTGACCAAGGCTTCTGAAGTAGGAGCTATGGGAACCTTACGATTGTGGGAAGTGGATCCTCTAGATACGGCTAATGGTTCAGTCGGTCAAGAGGTGGACATCCAGATATACGTGTGGTTTGAAAAAGTTGAGTTGTCTGGTCTTACTCACAAAGCGCCATTGCAAATGGGTCTTATGTCTGATATTATAGATCGGGCCCCCCAGATGTGGAAAGCGGCCACTGCCAAATCGGCTGATGAGTATGCCAAACGACCTGTTTCTTCTATAGCGGGGACCGTTGCAGCCGTTGCCTCTCCTTTGACTTCCGTGCCTGGCATTGGAATTTTTGCTAAAGCAACTCAACTCGGTGCTTCTGCTGTTTCTAAAATTGCTTCCATTTTTGGTTGGACCAATCCTCCCAATATAGCTAATGTTGAACCAGTTAGACAAGCGCCATATCACGGTTTTGCTTCTTCAGCTATTTCTGTGCCAGGTGACACACTTTCTTTGGATCCCAAGGCGGAATTGTCCGTAGATCCCAGAACTGTTGGTTTAGGGGATGTGGACGAATTGGCCGTGAGCAATTTGGTCCAGCGTGAAGCTTATATAGGTGCTGCAATTTGGGCTACTGGTGACGCGACTAATGTCACTCTGCTTGCGGTGCCTGTACATTGTTGTCATTACGTTGTTGGACCTAATGTTAATAATGGTGATGAAGTTTCTTTTGCGCCCATTGGTTTACTTAATCAAACATTTGGTTATTGGCGAGGCGATATCATTTTTCGTTTTAAAATGATTTGTACCGTGTATCACAGAGGCAGAATTCGTTTCACTTGGGATCCGATGCTTTCATTGTTTGGGTCTTCCGCTAACAACAATACTGCTCTCAATAGAATAGTTGACCTTTCTATGGAGCAAGATGTTGAAATACGTATACCATACAATCAAGCACGTCATTGGTTGGCTACTCGATCCATGTTGCCGATTGGGTCCGTGCCTTATTTGCGTGTTAAGGGTCAGACATTTGTTGATTATGTTGACGATGAAACTACCAATGGCATGCTAACGTGTTCAGTTCTAAATTCATTGTCTGCTCCTGATCCCGGTGCCAATGTTAGAATTCTGATATTTGTGCGCGGTGCTCCTAATATGGAATTCTGTGTTCCAAAGACTCCTTTGTCTAGGAATTTTTCCTATTTTGCCCCTCAGAGTGGTGAGGTGTCCATTTCAGGACATTCGGAGGATAATACAAATCAGCAACAGTATAATGTTTATTTCGGCGACCCGGTTCGTTCATTGCGCACTGTGCTACGACGAGCACATCCCAATGTTTCCCTAAATGTTTTCAATAATACTGTGCCTGGAGGTTATCTTATTAAGTGGGTTAGTTTCACCAATACCATTTTCCCCTATTTTAATGGTTACGATCCCACTTCTAACTTCACAGCAGCTAGTCTTGTTACTGGAACAAAACCCTACTCATTCGCTGTCAACACACCTTTTCACATGTGGATACCATGTTTTAAGGGAATGAGAGGATCTATGTATTGGCACTATGAACATTCAAAGTGCAATAATACACCAGAGAGGTATTCCCTTGAGATCAGGCGAGGTCTCAATGATCCCAGAACCGACCCCGACCGTCTTGTTTGGACAGAGCTCGAGGTTGGTCCTATTACGGGTACAGGAAGTCAAGTTTCTCGAGTGGAGGCTGCTTCTTTTGATGCATTAATTGGCGAGACACGCAGTGCTGCCACATTAGTATCACCCTTTAATGGCGAGGGGAAATCAGTGCTGTTTCCAAATCAATTTAATTATAGATTTGATACGACACGGGTTAGTGCTATGGTTACAGGCCTCAATCGACCTCGTAAGAGGCGAGAGAACGTCTCTGTTATGATGAGATTTTTCCCTATAGCCACTAACCCCAATGATGAGAATAACAGTTTTATTCGCCGATACTTTAGTATTGGACCGGATTTCACAGTCTTTTTCTTCTTGTGTGTTCCCCGCGTTTATCGCTATACTACTATCCCCCTCGGAGCTTGATGTCCCTCAACTCGGATAGTAGCGCGTCCTTTAGTTGTTTTCTTTAACAACCTCCCAATCAAGTGCGGTTTGATTGGATACGAGGAGGACAACCCAACTTTGTTATGCTTGCGCAGTTTGATGCCGAAGCACCCAAG